GCCACCGGTCCCCAAGGCGCCACGGGTCCTGCTGGCCCGCAAGGCGAAACAGGTCCTGCCGGCCCTCAAGGGGTTCAAGGCGACCCCGGCGAAGAGGGTCCACAGGGCGAAACCGGCCCTACAGGCGCCACAGGCCCTACCGGCCCCGCAGGCGCCACCGGAGCAACCGGCGCTACCGGCCCGGCTGGCACCATCACAGTCGGCGCCGTCACCACGGGCTCCCCTGGCACGGGCGTCACTGTCACCAACAGCGGCACCAGCACTGCCGCCATCCTGAATTTCACCATTCCCCGCGGCGACGCCGGCACCAACGCAACGGTCACCGCCGGCACAAACATCACTGTTGTAGACGGGCAAGTCTCCGTATCGGCTACCGCTGAATTTGACGATGGAACTTATTGATACTGGTGAAGTAAACTAGAGCCGTCCAAGTAACACACAACCGTGCCCGAAGAACAGCAAGCAGCAGCCACTCCCGTGGAGCCTGTTGCCCCTCAGCCTGTGGCTGAAAGCTCCGATCTGGCCGCCCAACTCGAAGCGCTTCGTGCGAAAAACCAAGAGTTGATCGCCGAGCGCCGCAAGGACCGCGAAAACCGCGAATCCCTCCAATCCCAGCTGGAAGAATTGCGCCAAGCGCAAGAATCCGCCAAAACCGCCAAATTGGCCGAATCCGGCGAGTTCAAAACCCTCTGGGAAGAGGCCCAACAAACTGTTGCTGACCTCAAGCAACAAATGGCGGCAAAAGAAGCGGAAGTCGAGCAAATCCGCCAGGGTTACTCAAAAGAGCAACTCCGCGCCGGCGCCATTGCCCAACTCTCTTCTGCTGGTGCGCTTGCACCCGATCAGCTGTATCGTTTGGTGCAGGAGAACTTACGCGCCAAAGAAGGACAGCCTGTGGCTTATGTCGGCGGCGTGGAAGTTCCGATTGGCGAGTATATCGCCAACTTAAAAAACCCCGGCAGCGGTTACGAGCACCACTTTGCGGCTACGAACCGCGCCGGCATGGGTGTCACGGGTAGTGCCCGCGCCACCGCCCTCCCCGGCCAATCCAACCCCTGGTCCAAGGACGCCTGGAACGTCACTCAGCAAATGATGATGCTCGCCAGCGACCCCGACAAAGCCAGGCTGTTGAAAACAGAAGCCGGTTTCTAGCCCCTGTGGGGCACCTCCCCAACCCTGACTCCACTGGAGCTAACCCATGTCTGCTTCTAACAGCAACTTCGGGGGAACTTTTCTCTCGAACCTTGTTACCCGTCCTGAATTTCTTCAGTACACCGCTGAAGGCATCTTCGAGCAATCGAAGTGGATCCAGAGCGGCATTGTGCAGCGCAACGCTGCCCTCGACGCCCGCGCTGGCGGCACCCGCGTGCGCGTGCCCTTCTTCGACCCCATCGCCCCGACCGAAACCCAAATCCTGTCCACCTCCAGCTGGAACGGTGGCCTGGGTTATCTGACCGCCCAGAACGTCACTGCCGACGAGCAGATCATGACGATTCTGCACCGTGGTTTCGCTTATGCGGCCGACGACCTCAGCAAACTCGGCTCCGGTGCCGACCCCCTGGCCCACGTCCGCAACCAACTGTCTGCAGCCATCAACAAGCTGAAGACCGCCACCCTGGCAGCCCAACTGCTGGGTCTGTTCGGTGGCATCTCCGGCGCTGGCGTGCTCGGCCCCAACCAGAACGACAAGTCGTTCGCTGGTGTCCCCGGTTCCATGACCGAGGCCAACTTCCTGAACGTCGCCAACGTCGTTGGCACCAAAGCCAAGCTGGGTGAGCGCGGCGACGAGCTGGACTCGATCGCCATGCACTCCAACGTGGCTTACTACCTGCAACAGGTGGGGATGCTGACCTTCAGCACCTCGGCTCTGTCCACCGGCGGCGCCATCACCTGGGGTGGCGGCGGCGTGGGCGTCACCGCTGCTGAAGTGGCTACGTTCGCTGGCCTCCGCGTCGTCATCGACGACCAACTGACTGCCCTGACCGGCGGCACCTCCACCCACGCCAAGAAGTACCCCGTGTACCTCTTCAAGTCGGGTGTGGTTTCCGAGGGCATCCAGCAGGACCTGCGCCTCGGTGCAGACCGCAACATCCTGTCGATGCAGGACATCCTGGCCGTTGACTACCACTACGGTTACCACATCACTGGCACCAAGTGGGCCGACGCCGGCGACAACCCGACCAACGCCTCCACCTCCGGCAACCTGGCCAACACCAGCAGCTGGAGCCTGGTGTACAGCACCACCAAGCAAGTGCCCATCGCTCGCCTGCTGGTCAACACCCCGTTCGACACCACCGCTTACTGATCTTCAGTACGCGCCAAAACAAAGGCCCCCAAACCGGGGGCCTTTTCTTTTGCCAAAAACTACTCAGCCTTCAATCTCCCCAATCCGCACCCTCTCCTGATACTCAAAGATCGCTGGAGCCCGCCCCACCAAACGGTACGACTGGGTAAGCAGCTCCTTAAACACATGCTCACTCACCTGCAAATCCTGCAGGATCGTCTCAGCAGATTCCCCACTGGAGAACCGTTCCCGAATAGCGTTAGCCACCACTTCCAGCGACCGCACGGTTTTTCCGGGGGCCGCCGATGGAACAGAAGCCACCTTTGTTTCTACGCTGGCATCAGCGTCCACAAGTTTGCGAGCAGGCATGAGTACAGTCCGGCTTTTCGTACTACAGGATAACCTCCGCAGCTTTATTGACGTCCCCTACGACCAACACGCCGAAATCCAAGCTGACATTGAAATGACCGGTGGCAAGGTTTACCACGCCGTCATCTTGAGTCCACCCCCTAAAACAAGAAGATCTACTTCTGGAGCTAAACTCAAGAAAAGACTGTATTGAGCCGTGCCCGCCGCCATTGACGCCACAGTGGGTGGAGCTTCGGCCAACAGCTATGTGACGCTGGCGGCTGCTGACACCTACTTTGAAACGGTGCCTGATTCCAGCACCTGGACCACCAAGACCACCGACCAAAAAAACCGCGCCCTGATCTCCGCCACCCGCTGGATCGACGCGCTGAGCTTCTACGGCGACCGCTGCACGGACACCCAAGCCCTGAAGTGGCCCCGCGATAACTACACGGTGGACGGCGTTGACTTCGCCTGCACCCTGATTCCCGACGGCATCAAAACCGCCACCTACGAGCTGGCACGCGCCTTCGCCAACGACACCGACGCCATCACCGGCAGTACCGGCACCACCGGCATCTACGACCAAGTGGAACTGGGCGAACTGAAGGTCAAATACAACAAATCCAGCCAGACCAGCGGCGTCATCAACAACGTCTTCGACGTCTACCCCTGGCTCCAGACCTATCTAGGCCCCTATTGCATGGGCGGCGCCGCCAACTACGCCGTCCGCCTCTTCCGAGGGTGACATGGGCCTAATCGACGATACTTTTGCCCCAATCCCGACCTCACTCCTTGCGGACTGGGGCCAGGACATCACGTACATCAAAACCACCACACCCCGCACTTACGACCCCACCACCGGCAATGTGACTGGTGCCGACACCAACGTTACGGTCAAAGCCGTCATCACCCGCGTCACACCCCGAGAATCCGAGGGTCTGTACCAAGCTACCGACGTTAAATTTATTTTCGGCAGCAACGAGCTTGGAACGTACTACCCCACCGAAGCCGACCGCATCCAGTACACCCAAGCCGGTGTTACCCGCGAGGCCAAAATCCTCAACGTCAACACCTACCGCGGCGACGCCCCAGTCCTGCACATCGTCATAGCGAGGCCCCAGTAATGGCACGCCGCCGCAACGACTTTATGCGCTTGGCAAAAAATATCGAAGCCGGCTTTCTTGCCCCCTTCATTATCGGCGTGGCACGCAGCGCCGAAAACATCGTCCTCCAACTACAAGAACAGGGACCAGCTTGGTCGGGCCAATTCTCAAACTCTTGGGAAATAGCAACCCCCAGCAAAGTATCCACTGGGACTGGCGCATCTGGCGAAGCCCAACGACTTAAAGCGCCAATTCTTACGGTTGACGAATTTAAATTCAAACCAGAAATTAAATACTACATTGCAAACAAGGCCCCTCACGCAGATGTAGCTCTTGATTTAGTTGAAAGTACATACCGTTATCCGGGATACGAACCGATCAAAAAAGCAGAAAGAGGCCAACGAGTTAGCGGCCTGCGCGGCGATCTAGCTGTAAATCCCACCGGCCCCAACAGACGCACCGCCCCACTGGACTGGTACACCACCTATTTGCGCGGCGGAGCAATCGACAAGACCATCAGCTTGTACATGGACCAGTCCCTCCGTAATGTGAAGTTATGAACTACCAAACCATCCGCGCCGCCGTCGAAAATCCGCTACTGACAGCGTTTGGCGCCCTCGTTCCAGCGGTGCCGGTCTACTTCGACAACATCACCGCCGTCCCACCCAACACAACCACCGAATACGTCCGCGTCAACGTCACTTTTGGCATCACCAACGAACCCACGCTTACCTCCAGCGTCGACAACGCCCGTGGAGCGATAATCATTCGCATTTTCACCGAAAAAGGCCGTGGTCCCGCCCGCAACCAAACCCTGCTAACCACCGCAGTCAACGTGCTGGAAACCCTCAACAATTCCACGAAGGGCACAACCGGCGTTTATTTCAAGGTTGGTGAAATTAACGGCCCTACATTTTCAGCTACTGAAGATGCGCCCCATTTCGTGGGGCGAATTGACACTTCCTACGTCGCTACCGTGCTGTCGTAGGAAGAAACTATTACAGGCGCTAACCTGTAATAAGCCGGGCAGTGCCCGCCCTGTAACAACCCCCTGGTACGCCAATGGCCACCACCGTTCTGTCCGGCACGTCCGGCGCTCTTTACTACAAGCCCGCTGGCACCACCGGCTCGTTCGGTGAGTCTGGCGTCAACATCGCCACCGACACCATCACGGTTGAGACCTACCTGAACCTCAAGGTAGGCGACCCCGTGAAATTCAGCGTGATTAACAGCCAAACCGGCGGCTCCGGTTCTGGCACCCTGCCTGCTCCTATCTCGGCAGCAACCACCTATTACGTGCTCAGCTACACCGCTGCCACCGGTGAACTGACCGTCTCTACCAGCGCCGGCGGCACCATTCTCGCCATCACCGACGACGGTACCGCCGTTGCCCCCAACGAGTTCCAGGTCGCCTACGCCGATTTCGTGGCCGTGGGCCAAGTCCGCGACTGGACCTTCGAGATCAACCGCGCTGAGATCGACGTCACCACCATCGGTCAAACCCAAGGTCAGTACGTCCCCTTCCGCAGCTACATCGCCGGCTTCGGCGACGGCACTGGCACTGCCACGGTCTATATGACCAACGAGAACGCTTCGATGTCCAACCGGATGATTGAGGACGTGCTCCAGCGTCAGCAGACCGGTGCTGCCTTCAAGCTGTACATCGACCGCGTGTACAGCGGCGGCAACGTGAGCGAAAGCCTCAGCCGCTCGATCAGCTTTGACGCCACGCTGACCTCGGCCAGCATGAACGTCAATCCTGACGACGCCCAGTCTGTGACGGTGAACTTCCGCCCGGCTGCCACCCCGACCTTCGACTTCAGCACTTCCGCCTGATAGTCTGCAAAACGGACGAAACCCGGACCCCGGCCTCACCGCCGGGGTTTTTTGTCTCTACTCCGCTACACTAATCCGAGACCACCAGGACTTCTATGCCTGCTCCCAGTTCACTGCGTGCCATTGACCGCCTCCGCAAGGCCGCCAACCTGGAGCCCGTCAAAAAGATCGTCGAACTCTCCGACGGCACCAAATTTGAAATGTGGGTGGCGCCCCTGACGATGGCCGAGCGCGAACGCGCTCAAAAACAAGCCAAGTCCGACGACGCCAACGCCTTCGCCCTCCAACTGCTGATCGCCAAAGCCCTTGACGACACCGGCTCGCGCCTGTTCAACGCCGGCGAAATCGACGTGCTCAAAAACGAAGTCAAGGACAAGGACCTGCAAGCCCTGATGCTGGCGATCCTGACCGATGACGCGGAGCCCATCGACCCAAAATCCTGAGTGCCGAACTTCGGAAAGACAACTGGCTCATGCTCCAATTCGGAGTCGCCAAAGAGTTAGGCAAGACCCTTTCCGAAGTCAGCACCACCATGACCGCCGAAGAGCTGATCGGCTGGAGCGCCTACTTCAGCATCCTCAACGAGGACCAGCAGAAGGAGATCGACAAAGCCCGACGCCGCCGCTAACCCCGGCGGCTTTTTACGGCGTAAACTGAAGTACCAGAGTGTGACGCAGCGCCGTGGCCGCCTACAGAGCTGATATTGAAATCGGCGTAAAAGGTATAGGTCAAATTGGGGCACTGCAAAAGTCACTTAACCAAGTCAGTACGGCGGTTGATATCTTTAATAAAAAACAAGTAAGCGCAGGATTTAACGTACAAAATTTACTTACATACAATAAACAACTTCAACAAGCAACGCAAAACATACTAAAGGCTGCTGCGGGTTCCGCAGAAGAGTTAAAAGCGGTAAGAGATTTAGTTACCGCTAAAAATAATCAAGCGGCAGCTCAGCAACGCATAAATAGATTGCTGGCGCAAGAAGACGCAGAGACAGCTTCTATTGTGCGTAAGCAAGAAGAATTACTGAGTATTGCCGCTCGCGCACGTCTAGCTGTAGCTGCAGAGCAGCGTCGTCAAGCTGTGCCAGAGGTTCAACGAACCTCAATTTCAGGAGTTGCATATCCTCAAGGTGCTGCCCCTGGTGAAGGTCCGTCTGCACAACGCAGTATCGAACAAAGCACTATAAATAGAGTACGTAATGTAGCCGCAGCTGAGCAAACTTATGCAGAAGAGGTGTTTCGTATTAAACGAAATTTTGATATACAAGCTAATAATACAGAACTTGATTTTATTCAAGCAGAACTTAACGCAGAACTTGATAAAATAGAGACTGTAGCTAGAGCGCAAAGGAAAGCTGATAATGCTGCACTTAAAGACTTTGACGACCGCCTGCAACAACGTACTGAAATAAAAGGAAGGCGTAAAGAAGCAGTATCAAACGCAATTATTGGTGGTGCGTTTCCGCTGCTATTTGGCCAAGGTTTAGGTGCAGCTATAGGAGGCGGTGCCGGGGGTTTTGCCGGTGGCATGATGGGAGGCCAGTTCGGTTTTGGTCTCTCCTTGGTTGGAACAGCTATCGGTCAGGCATTTGATACTGCAACGCAATCTACAAAGGATTTTTCTAAAGCACTAAAAGATACTGGTGACGCTAGCCAAGTGCTGGAGGCTTCACTGGGAGGAATTGATAAAGAGACAAAAACATTGATTGGTAATTTGGCACGTTCAGGTCAAGTAAGTGCAGCTGCCGAGGAATCTTTTAAGG